ATATAAAGGTACCAAGAAAATTATCTATGGCTCTTTTACTATCTGATCCAAGTGAGTTTGAGGGTGGCGAGTTCCAGGTCAAAATTGGAAGCGATGAAGTAAAGACATTAGATTTGGTAAAAGGAAGAGCCTGGTTTTTTCCTTCATATGTACTTCATAGAGTGGCTCCTGTTACAAAAGGAATAAGAAGATCAGCTGTACTTTGGGTAGGTGGACCACCTTTTAAATAAAATGAAATACGCAAAGAAACTAAACATACATCTTGACTCATCTGCGGGGTTTGATAATAGAACAAGACTAATAGAGAAGCATGCAAAAAGGTCATACGGGTATGCTCTTGTGAGATATTATCTACCTAAAAAAGATGTAAATTTAATCCTATCGCCATTTCCTCAAAAAATAAGAGAGAACTGTCTAGGTGTTACTAAATCTGTAATATCTGATTTATCAGCTCATGTTCATACTATAGAGCAGTGTGTTATTAACTTTTATTATAAAACTAATGGTAAGGAGACAGTATTCTATGAGGGGGAGCAAGAAAGAATACCTTCGGAATTCAATGATGATAATGGATATTATCAGGTCAATGAGTCTAAATTGACTCCAGTAGAGAGCTTTGTTGCTGGTGATAATGATATCTGGCTTTTAAATTCAAGGCAACCGCACGCCGTACTTGAAGACCCGGCCCGTACTAGAGAGAGATACCTTATTCAGATGTATTTGAGTATCCCCTTCCAAGAAGCGGCAGATTGTTTTCTATAAAATAACTGCAACATAAATACTTCAATAATAAAGGAGTATAGTAATGGCCCGTCCAGTCTCAAGATCAGAATTCAAAGAATATTGCCTGCGTAAGCTGGGTAAACCTGTTATTGAAATTAACGTAGATGATGATCAAGTAGAAGATCGTATTGACGAAGCACTAAGCTACTATTGGGATTACCATTTTGATGGTACAGAAAAAATATACTATAAGCACGTAATCACAGCAAGTAATGTATCAGACAAGTATATAATACTCCCAGAAAACATAATTGGGGCTGTGCGTATTTTCAACATTGGTGACCCCATGGTTACTAATAACCTGTTTGATATTAGATATCAAATTGCGTTAAATGATCTGTATTCCCTCACTTCCGTTTCAATGATCCCATACTACATGATGTTCCAGCACGTTCAGCTGATGGAACAGTTATTGGTGGGTATGCAGCCAATCAGATACAACCGTCATACAAATAGGCTGAGTGTTGACATGGATTGGAATAAAGTCAACGTTGGTAATTATTTAATTGTTGAGGCTTACCAAGTTCTTGATCCAGACGTTTATACAGATGCATGGGGTGATAGATGGTTAGGTATGTATACTACTGCACTAATTAAAAGACAGTGGGGTAGCAATCTTTCAAAATTTAGTGGGCTTCAACTTCCAGGTGGAGTTTCTTTTAATGGAGATAAGATCTATAATGACGCAAATGCTGAGATAGAAGCACTTGAGAAGGAAATGATGTCATCTTACTCGCTCCCAGTAACGGATATGATCGGCTAGCATGGCTACAAACTTCTATTTCAACAATTTTGCTGCTAGTGGGGAGCAACAGCTCATTGAGAGTCTAGTTGTAGAGTCTATTAAAATCTACGGCCATGATAGTTATTACCTACCAAGAACAAGTGTTAACATTGATGAAATACTTGGTGAGGATAGCTATGCTCAATTCAATTCTTTCCATCTTACCGATCTGTATATCAAGAATGTAGAAGGGTTCCAAGGACAGGGAGACTTTCTTTCTAAGTTTAATCTTGAGATACGAGATCAGGTTACCCTTACAATGGCTAGAAAAACCTTTGGGGAAGATGTTGGTGCTTTTTCCGGTCGTGATCGACCATTAGAGGGTGATATAATATTCTTACCACTTAATAATAAATTCTTTGAGATCAAGTTTGTTGAACATGAAGCTATATTCTATCAATTAGGATCTTTACAGACATATGATTTAGTTTGCGAGTTATTTGAATTCAGTAACGAGCAGTTCAATACCGGACTTGACTTTATTGATAACATATACACTAGCCTGTCAACAGACTTGTCTGATTACAATATCCTAACTGAAGATGGTAAGTTCATGCTCACTGAAGATGGATTCGAAATGATTTTAGATGACTTCTATCTTGAAGAAATTGATCCTGTGTCCGATAATGTTGAATTCCAGTCAGAGGGTGATGCTATACTTGACTTCACTGAAATTGATCCGTTTAGTGAGGGCGTATATTAATGTTTAATCAAACCTTTTTTCACGATACTATAAGAAAATATGTCATTTTATTTGGAACAGTATTCAATGACATATATGTTCAGAAGACTAGTAATGGAGAGATTATCAGGAACTATAAGGTACCTATATCTTATGGTCCAAAGGAAAAGTTCCTAGTTAGAATACAGCAGGATCCTAATCTAAACAAACCTTTTGCTATTCAGCTGCCAAGAATGGCGTTTGAGATGACACGAATGAGTTACGCGGCAGAAAGAAAGCTACCAACACTCAATAAGATATCTGTGGTAGATCCTACAGATCCTAATAAGCTATTATATCAGTATGTACCCACACCATATGACTTCAATTTTACCTTAAATATCATGGTAAAGAGAGCTGATGATGGTACAAGAATATTAGAACAAATATTACCTTATTTTACACCGGACTGGACTCCAACCCTGAATCTGGATAGTTCAATGAAGCACAAATATGATATACCAATCATATTAAATAATGTCAGTATGGTTGATACATATGAAGGTAATTTTATAGAGAGACGAGCTCTCACGTGGACTCTTGATTTCACGTTGAAAGGATACGTGTTTGGACCTACTCTATCTTCTAGTCAGATCAAACGGTCAATCATTAACATCTATAATGTTGGTACTGATGAAGCAATGAGCTCCGCGGTTGCCAATACACCTATATACGATACAATAACAACAATCCCTGTTGTAACTGGAAAAACATTGAATGAGATTGAAGCAGATGATGATTATACCTTCTCCCAGACAATCACCCAGCTTTATGAATGAGGATCCAATCAGTGATGCTCTGAATATGACTCCTATTCAGGAGTTACTTCCTGCCGAGAAAAAGAAACCACCAGTTAAAGATATTACTGACTTTGAGTACGCAAGAGGTAATATGCTTAACATCCTTGAAAAAGGAAATGAAGCATTGGATGGTATTTTAGATGTTGCGCAACAATCTCAGCACCCAAGAGCGTTTGAAGTTGTTGCAGGATTAATCAAGACTCTTTCGGATACTAATAAAGATCTATTAGAGTTGCAGAAACGTCAGAAAGATATCAATAAGCAGGATGATATCGAGTCTGGTCCTAAAACCATTAACAATAATCTTTTTGTTGGATCCACAACAGAATTACAGAAACTAATAAAGCAGCAGCATGAACAAAACTGAGATATATCTTGGTAATAAGAACTTAAAAAGGTCTGATGTAGTTGTTGAGTTCACTAAGGACCAGGTCCAAGAGTTCATCAAGTGCAGTAGAGACCCGGTGTATTTTATCGAGAACTATGTTAAGATTATCAATGTTGACAAGGGTCTAATTCAATTCCAACCCTATGAATATCAAAAAGATATTGTCAGGTTGTATGAGAAAGAACGCTTCGTTATCTGTAAGATGCCTCGTCAGGTTGGTAAGACAACCATTGTAGTTGGTATTATTTTACACTCCATATTATTTAACGAGAACTATCGTGTAGCTATTCTAGCAAATAAAGAAAAGCAAGCTCATGAGATTCTTGGTAGAATCCAGCTGGCTTATGAACACTTACCAAAGTGGTTACAGCAAGGTGTGATGGAGTGGAATAAAGGAACTATTGAATTAGAAAACGGTTCAAAGGTTGAGTCTAGCTCGACAGCATCTAATGCTATTCGTGGTACGTCTCAGAACCTAGTATACCTTGACGAGTTTGCTTTCGTACCCAATTCAATTCAAGAGAGCTTCTTCTCTTCTGTTTATCCTACTATTTCGTCTGGTTCAACTACAAAGGTGCTAATAACATCTACACCAAATGGATTGAACTTATTCTATAAGCTATGGGTAGATAGTGAGAATGAGCGTAATTCGTATAAGAGAATTGATGTACACTGGTCGGATGTTCCAGGTAGGGATGAGGCTTGGAAAGAAGAGACTATTCGTAACACGTCTAAGGAGCAGTTTAGACAAGAGTTTGAATGTGAGTTCTTGGGATCGTCTAATACTCTGATCTCCCCAGACGCATTAAGGAGATTAGTATTCATACCCCCTATATCACAGAATGAATACTTTAAGTTGTATTATGAACCCCGACAAACGGGATTATACATGATAATAGTTGATGTGTCAAGAGG